GGGCTTACCTCTCCAAATTGAAAGTTATTTAATGGCACTCTTACTCTAGCCATTTAACTTCTCCTATTTGTTATAAACCTTGATGTTGATAATCTTCTTGTGGTCTGTTGTTGTGAATCAAGATTTCTTGCTTTAGCCATAAGCTGACTACCTTTAGCTTCCATTACTTGCATTAATCCATCATCTCTTGCTATTGATGTAGCAAATATAGATGCTAATGCATACTCAACTGCTAAAGAAAAGTAACTAGGCCATGTATCTTCTGTAGCCCTATATGTATAATCAGCAATCAAAGTATCTTGTGTTGTAGAATCAGAGAATACTTTGTCACCATATACAGTATATTCTATTAATCTGTCATTTGTTGTAACACCATGTAACACCAAAAGGTCACTAGGTAATTGATGAGCAATATCAAATCGACCAGTAGGCACATCTGTTAATTGATTTAAAACTGCTTGCTCTGTGGCAAATCGCCATCTTGCTGATGAAAGTGTTGCCCTAACTGTGTCTTCATACATATTAGAAGCAACTAAAGCCTCTGTACTTGCAGTATCAAAAGATGTAATAGGCTCTGATCCTATAAGAACTAATGCTCTTGATGCTATATCTATTGATGAATTTGCTGCAGTACTTGTCATAAAAGATTAGGGGGATTGCTCCCCCTACTCCTAATCTGTGTCAGTTACTGTAATTGCAGTACCATCTGCAATATCAACAACAGAACCAGTGTTAGATAAAACAACTGATAAAGCAATTGTAGGTGCATCACTATCGTATACGATAACTAAGTCACCAACATTCATCATACCTGCTGCATCATTAAAATAACCAGAGGCACGGACTACTGACAATGCATCAGTACTTGAGTAGTACCACATATTGTAGCCACCACCACCTGCCATGCGTGTTAATCCAGTCGCACTATAAGCCATATATAAATCTCCTTATGAGTTATTGTCAAGGACTTCATAGATACCATTGTCATCTATGACAGTAGCACCCATTGACATCATTGAAGTTGCTAAATGTGAAACTTTCTCAGGTACATAATTTAACTCAGTAGTTACATCTGCACCGATACCTAGACCCACAGAAGAAGTGTGATAGCCTATGTTCTTACCTGCAGTAACAGCACTAGTTGAGAATACCTTAAATCCTAAGAACTCTTTCATGGACATACCACCTGCATATGGTAGGTTTTGCTCTCCAACAAAGTCAGATGAAGCAAACTCTGTAATGAGGAATAAGTCAGCATATCCTTTTGGATTCATAGCTAAATATCTTCCACCATCTTCAGGAATATCTGCAGCACCCATTGTTTCAAACAATGAAAGCAAGTCTGCTTTTTCTAAAGCTGAACCTGTGTCATGTATTTGTGTTGAGTTTGCACCTGCATCCATAGCAGTAATAAGTAACTCATCAGTCTTACGACCTAGAGCAGCAGCAGCAGATTGTGCCACAGCTTGTCTTTCGTCTATGTTGGTCTTTAACTCATCCAATTTGTCAATGTACTCTGCAGCATAGTAGTCTGAAAGTGTGACATCAACTGTGGTGTGAGCTAATTCCATTGGTGTAACCATACCATTTCTTGATTTGGTTGAGGCAGAACCAGTACCAATCTTTTGAAAACGTACTGTACTTCCATTCACATTGCTTACAGTACGAACAGTATTTCTTAATTTACTACCCATTCTTTGATAAGCTAGATGAACTTCGGTTTCAAACTGCCTAATAAAGGCTGTATCGATTGTATTAGCCATTCTTAGATCTCCTGTTTAAAATTAAAATTACATTTTTCCAGTTATCCGTCTTCAGCTTCATCTGGTTATCCGTGTGGGCCATCAGCTTATAACAGGCTGTTCTTTATCCTTTATCAAATAATTATGGTCTTTGCAACGTATAAATCTTAAAACCTGATAACCATTTAACATTATTGGCTGTTCTATAATATGAAATCCTAAAAATGTAAGCCAATCTATAGTTCTTGTATGGTCGGCAGGCACTACATTTTCTAGCTGATAATATTGTTTTTGGAAGTAATCTACTACTTTTCTGCTCCAAAAAAGAAACTTTGTTGAGTGATCTTCAATAGCATATGTACCTAATGCCCATATCTTTGCAATCATATGTTCATAAACAGGTGTTACACCAAACATCATTGCAGGTTTGCCATCAAGTATAACTGTGTATGTTTCAGCTTTGTCTTCTCTAAACCCTGACATTAATGCACGAAAGGGAGTAGCACCATGTATAATGCACTCCCTTACATCTGAATCTCTTAAATTATCCTGTAAATAATTTACATGAGATATATCTGCTTCTACAATGGATTGACCACTGTAGACACCACTACCCGTAAAGTTTTTTAAAGTCATTATTTACCTGATCTACAAAGCCTCTATCTCTTCTAGCAGGATCATAATAACGTGGATCTCTCATTCTTGCCTCAACATCTTCTTGAGTAAGACCTGCAGGTACAGTAGCTTGATTTGAAATTGTTGTGCTTTGCATTTGTTTTTGTATATATTCCACAGCCTTAATGCCTTCTGCAGAAGTACCAAGTTGTGCTATTGCATCTTGCATTTCTGTTGGAAAAAACTTTTGCATAAATAACTGTGCTGACTCTACCCTTTGATTTGCATTGTCACCTAACTCTTGTTTAATTTGATCAAGGTTTGGTTGTTGTGCTTCTTGATATTCAGCAAACTTATTTACCCAATGAGAGAACTCTTCTTGAGAATAACCATTCTCCCATGCATATTCAGCCCATTCTTTTAGCAACGGATTAGTTGCAGCTTCTTCTTCATTTAATACCTCAGGTATTTGNTAGTCTCCTGCACTAGCAGGTCTTTGAGCATAAGCCTCTTCTTCTAGTTTTTCTTGTAGTTTCTTTTCTATCTCTTCTTCTTTTTGCCCAATCTTTGTAGACAATTCAGAATAGGATTTAGCTAAGTCTTCAGGTGTCTGAAACTTTTCAGGCAACCATTCAGGTCTAGTTGTGGTATCTGCTACAGCTTCAGTAGTTGGGTCTGTGGAGGCAGAGGTATTTTCTACAGAAGTTTCTGTAGCAGATTCTTGTGGTGCTTCATTCATTTCTTTGTCCTTTGTGCGTGGTTGATTCGTTTAACTATAAGAGCAACAAGGTATCGTTGCCCTTCTAAATGTCTTAGTTCAGCATCAGTAATATTAGGCCCTGCTACTGCATCAACAGTAATAGACTTTAAATATTTTAATACACTCTGACCTACAGGTGTATTAAACAATGCTAATGTATCTTGTGATAATTTTTCATCTTGTTCACGAGGTCGTTGGTATCCATCAACCCCCAAGTATTTCGGCTGGGCCACTAGGCATCTCTCCTTGCTGTTGGGCTTGTTGCATCTGTTGTGCCATCTGTATTAACTGCTGTCTTTCGTCAGCATCTCTAATTAATGTGTCAGGCACACCAAACTTCTTGGCTAAGTACAGTGCAGTCTCCTCTGAAGATATAAGTAAATTTAATATCTCAGGGCCAAATGATCCTGCTACTGTCTGTAAAAATCTATTTAGAGAAACTATATCTTGATTAGATTGAGCTTGTGCAAGGGGAGACACACTCCTAATCTTTACTTCTCTTCCATTAACTGTAGGCATTTCTATTCGACCCTGTTGCCTGAGAATATAAATTACTCTCTGCAATACTGGCTGAACCATTTCTGCTTGTAGTCTACCAAATGCAGAACCTATCTTCCTTGAAAGATCAGCCATACGTTCAGCAACTTCTGTAGCAGATGCAGGTGTTTTATTTGGATCACCTAGCATATCATTATATAATGCCCTTTTAATATTGTTTCTCATATCATTTAAAATAAGATTAGCAACATCAAAAGATCCTGCCGATCTAATTGGTTGTAGTCCTTGAGTATTTGGTGCTTTAGGTATAACAGTTCCGGGAACAAGATTTATTGTATCTACGTTTACTACACCATCATCATCTATTTGATATATACCTGATATAGCCATCTGTGCATTTTCAAGTATCATTTCTATTGTTAAGTTACAGGTTTTGATTGCACTTAATGCATTTACAGCAGGGCCTCTGCCATATATTTCACCACTAGCTTTACTCCATCTGAAAGCAATAAATGGATTTGATCCCACACCTTTGTATATTTCTTGCATAATAACTTCTTTATTAGCCATATCAATGACCATGTAAGAATACTTTTCTTCATTAATATCATCATACAATCTGCAAGATACTTCTAATATCTTACATTTAGTTTCGGGATAATTATTAATTCTTTCTAATATATTTGGAGTCAATGCTGCTTTTGGATAAGCAACCATTATGTCTGCATTTTTAATCATGCGTTCTCTAAACACATGATCTACTCTACCATCAGGGCCAGTATCTAAAACAACATGAGGCAATGGAATAGATTGAAATCTTATAGGGTTAACTGCATCACCTTCTGTTACAAGTAAGACTGCAGTACCTAATGCTAAATCTATAAAGCACTCATGTATTTCTTGTGCAAAGTTTGATGTTTGTAATATCTCAAATACATAATCAGTAACCTTATCAAGCTCATTGTTAATGTCATCACGTTCTTCTTGGGGAACTTCTGATCCAGTAACAAAGTCTGCCCATCTAGCAAAGTTAGGTGTTAACCCTGCTTGCAGTCGTGAAGCAAACTCTTGAATACCAACAACTGCAGTCTCGTCAAAGATCTTATCATCTCGCCTTTGCCCAGGAGTATAGTTTTTAAAACCTTGTCTTTGTGGAAGACAATACTCAAAGATCTCGTCATAGAGTTCTTCAAACTCTCGCCTAACAGTAAGAGCCTTCTCGTATCTTTGGATCATACCCTCTGCAGTTTTTTCATGCATTACTGATTATACTCATTGTAAAAACCAATACCACCACCTGAACCACGAAGAAGTGATCTACGACCTGACCCNNTACGTCTTCTAGTAATGTTTTCTTCAAGAACATCTTGTCTNGCTTCNNNTCTTTTANCTGTCTCTTCTTCNTTTTGAGNTTCTCTTTCCATCTCTTCTTCCTTTTTCTTCAACTGTAGGCTCTGGAGTTTTTGGCCTACTACCACCTATACACATAGCAATCTCCTTACATTCTTGCCCATAAACCTTGACGTTTGGCTTGTTTAGGTCTGCGATTAAAAACATCATACTCTACTCTAGCATTAAATGTCTCTATTTTTTTTCCCATACCTAGCACTTGCCTTCCCTCACCTGCACCCAACATAAGATACTGCATAGCATCATGTATATGTGAGTACCTGTCTTTGAGAGGTTTATCTTCATATCGTTCTCCTGACACCTGCAATCGGCGATATTGATAACCACCCTCAAATCCTTTTACCAATTCTTTACACCTAAAGTCAATTAAAATTCCTGATAAGCCATCTACCATCCTATTTAATACCGAAGAAACCGACTCTATTCTTAGTGCAACATCATTACTATTTGTAGGTCTAGCAGTTAATCCTGCACCCCTTAATATCTGAAAAGGTGTGGATTCATCTGTCTGTGATCTGAAGTCACCTGCAGGATCACCAAAAATAT